CCTGGTGGATTAAATTTTTATAGAAGTGGTACAAGAGATAGAATTGAACCATTAAACATTGGTGCGAATACTCCATTAGGATTAAACATGGAAGAGCAAAGAAGAAACTCAATTAGAAATGCTTTCTATGTAAATCAATTAATGATGCAACAAGGTCCACAAATGACAGCAACAGAAGTTATCCAAAGAAACGAAGAGAAGATGAGACTGCTTGGTCCAGTTCTTGGTAGACTTCAATCTGAATTATTAAAACCATTAATCGATAGAACTTTTGCAATACTACTTAGAAAGAATTTATTTAGACCTGCACCAGAATTTTTATCGGGTAAAGATATTGATATTGAATATGTATCTCCACTTGCTAAAGCTCAAAAGTCTACAGAGCTACAATCAATTATGAGAGCAATCGAAATCATGGGATCATTATCAAATGTTGCTCCAGTATTCGATCATATTAATATGGATAAACTTGTTAGACACTTGGCAGACATCGTAGGTGTTCCACAAAAAATATTAAAACCACAAAATCAATTAAACGCTGAAAGACAACAAGCAGCACAACAACAAGATCAAATGGCACAGATGCAACAACTACAACAAGTTGCTGAAGCAGGAGGAAAGATAGCACCATTAGCAAAGGCTTTACCAGAAGAAGCTAGAGCAGTTGCGAATGCTGATATTGAATAATGGATTCAATAAAACAATTTGAAAAACAAATTAAAGAACTAAGAGAAGCATACAAAAAGATTTTTGAATCTGATGATGGCAAAGTTGTCATTAAAGATTTAGAAAAAAGATGTCACTTCATGTCTACTACAAATGTTAAAGGTGATAGCCATGAGAGTGCATACATGGAAGGTCAACGTAGCGTACTTCTATTTATTAAATCAATGCTACAAAACGATAATGAAAAAGGAAAATAGTTATGTCACAAGAACAGATAACACAGGATGCTGTGCCTGTAGCAGAGACAACACAAACTACTACAGAAACACAACAACCTATTTCATCAACAACTGAGCAACCTACTGTTGCTAAATCATGGAAAGAAGCAATATCAGAAGAATTTAGAAATGATCCAAACATATCTAAGTTCACAGAGTTAGATGCGTTAGCAAAATCTTATATCAATGCAACAAGAATGATTGGTCAAGATAAAGTTTCTATACCAAATCAAAACTCAACAGATGAACAATGGAATGAAGTTTATTCTAAACTTGGTAGACCAGAGTCTCCAGATCAATATAAACTTGAATCTAAATCTGAAGTAGTTCCAATAGATGAACTTTCTATTAAGAACTTTGCAGAAACTTCTCATCAACTTGGTTTGAATAATAAACAAGCACAAGGAATATTAGATTATTATAAAAATATGATGGAAGGTACTGCACAACAATCACAAATAGATATTGAAACCGCACAAGCTCAATCAGAACAAGAGCTTAGAAAAGAGTGGGGTACATCTTTTGATGACAATGTTAAAAGAGCTGGAGCATTAGCAAAAGCTAACATTGGTGTTGAAGTTTTAGATATGCAATTAAAAGATGGAACAAGACTTGGAGATCATCCACAAATTATTAAAGGCTTTGCAAAGATTGCAGATATGATGTCTGAAGATAAGTTTGTTGGTACTGAGTCTGAAAATATTTCTGGAAGAGATTATGATGCAGAAATTAGTGCAATCGTAAATGATAGAGATGGTCCATACTGGAATAAACAACATCCAGATCACGATAAAATAGTTCAACAAGTATTTACTTTAAGGACTATGAAGAATGGATAATAACGAAATAAGATTAGAGATACTTAGAATAGTTGTCGAGACAGGATCTGAAAATCAAAAAAGAGATCCCTTGCCAATCTGCGAAAAGTATTATAATTGGATTTGTAAGGCGAATGAAAATTCGCCTACAAAACGAAAGACAATTCGAAAGAACCTTTCTGCCGACAAGGAATAGACTTGTAGTCTAAAAGACTTTAAATCCAAGAGATGCCTATCATTTGATGGAGAACCTCTCTGATTTTTGTTTAACATTAACTAACAATTATAGGAGAGACAATTATGTCAACTCAAATAACTACAGCATTTGTAGAGCAGTATTCTGCAAACATACAAATGTTGTCACAACAAAAAGGATCACTTTTAAGAGATAAAGTGAGACTTGAGTCTGTTACTGGAAAGAATGCTTTCTTTGACCAAATCGGTTCTGTAACAGCAACTGTTAGATCAACTAGACATTCTGATACTCCACAATCTGATACTCCTCATTCAAGAAGAAGAGTTTCTCTTGTGGATTATGAATTTGCAGATTTAGTAGATGATCTTGACAAAGTAAGAATGCTAGTAGATCCAACTAGCTCATACGCATTAGCAGCAGCTTATGCAATGGGTAGAGCAATGGATGATGCTATCATTACTGCAGCAACTGCAGCAGCAGATACTGGCGTAGCTGGTGGAACTTCTGTAGCATTACCTGCAAGTCAAATCATAACTGAAGCTGGTACAGCTGGTTTAACAATCGCTAAACTAAGAGAAGCAAAAGAAATCATCGATCTTGCTGACGTTGATCCTTCGCTTCCAAGACACATCATTGTATCACCTAAACAGATCACAGATCTTTTAGGAACAACTGAAGTGACTTCTAGCGACTTTAACACAGTTAAAGCATTAGCTTCTGGTGATGTTAATACTTTCTTAGGATTTAACTTCACAGTATCTAACAGATTATCTATTGCTTCAAGCAAAAGAGCTGTCATCGCTTACGTTCAAGATGGTATTGCTCTTGCGGTAGGTAAAGATTCAACTGCTAGAATAGATGAGAGAGCTGACAAAGGTTATGCTACTCAAGTCTACTATTCTGCTGCATTCGGTGCAACCAGAATGGAAGAAGATAAAGTGGTTAAAATCGAAGCATACGAAGCGTAATAACTAGAATTTTAGGGGAGGAAAGCGAGAGTGGAACTCCCCTAGAATGCCAATGAAACAAATAAAAAATTTAGAAACAGTTTTACATTTTAAAAAAGGGAACTATGTATATCGCTATGTTCTTGTTGATCGTTTTAAGTATGGTCCTAAATATCACCATGGGTTTAATATAAAGGAAGGCAGAACAGAAGCTGAAATGAATGCTTTACAAATAAAAGATAGACAGATAAGGCGTAAATATATTATAAAGGATTAATATGGCATCAGTAGTAGACATTTGTAATGGAGCATTAAACCAACTTGGTGCATCCACAATATTATCATTGACAGAAGATTCTAAGAACGCAAGACTTTGCAATGCAAGATATACTCAAGTAAGAGATAGTTTATTTAGATCACATCCATGGAATTGTTTAGTTAAGAGAGTTGAACTTGCAAGAGATACAGCTACACCTTCATGGGGTTTTACATATCAGTTTACATTACCTGCAGATTGTTTGAGAGTAATTACAATTTTAAATTATGATTATGATTATAAAATTGAAGGAAGAAAAATTTTAGCCAATCACGGCACAGTTAAAATTCAATATATTTCAAGAGTAGAAGATCCAAATGAATATGATGAATTGTTAAGAGAAACTATTTCTGCTGCATTAGCAGCTGACATTGCATTTGCTATAACATCATCAAATCCAACTGCTTCTAATATGTACACATTATTTCAAGATAAATTAAAAGAAGCTAGATTTGTAGATGCAACTGAAGGTCAAAATACTACTCCAGACAATGGTCAATCAGACGTTATAGATTCATCTTCATTTATAAACTCAAGGTACTAACCTATGGCAAGAGTTGCTGTTCAATTAACAAACTTCACAGGCGGTGAGCTATCTCCAAGATTGGATGGAAGAAATGATCTTGCTAAATATCCTACAGGTTTAAAGACATTAGAAAACTTTGTAGTATTTCCACATGGTAGCGTTGCAAGAAGATCTGGCACACAGTTTGTTGCAGAAGTAAAAGACAGCACAAAACAAACAAGATTAATTCCTTTTGAATTTTCTACAACACAAACTTATATGCTTGAGTTTGGCGATCAGTATATTCGTTTCTATAAAGACAATGGTCAAATATTATCTGGTGGTTCAGCTTATGAAATATCATCACCTTATTTAGAAGCAGAATTATTTGATATTAAATTTGCACAGTCTGCAGATGTTATGTACATTTGTCATCCCAATCATGCAGTAAGAAAGTTATCAAGAACAGGTCATACTGCTTGGACTTTAACGCAAGTTGATTTTCAAAATGGACCATTCATGGATCATAATATTTCAACAACAACATTAGCTGCTGGTCATACTACTGTTGGATCTAGTGGCAATTTAACTCTATCATCAACTACTGGTGTTAATGATGATCAAGGTTGGTTATCTACTGATGTAGATAGATTAGTTCATTTTAAAGAAGGTCATTATAAAATTACTTCAGTAACCTCTACAACAGTTGCTGTAGCAACTTGTGTTGTTGCTCCATCTTCTGGTTCTGCTGATACAGATTTTGCTTTAGGTTCATTTTCAGATACTACAGGTCATCCATCTTGCGTAACCTTCTTTGAACAAAGATTAGTATTTGCTGCAACATTATCTCAACCACAAACAATATTCTTTTCTAAATCTGGTGACTATGAAAACATGGATGATAATTATCATGGTACAGTAGCTGATGACGATGCAATTATTTATACAATCGCATCAAACCAAGTAAATGCAATTCGCTTTATGACATCAACAAGAACTTTAATTATTGGTACTGCTGGTGGTGAGTTTGCTGTATCTGGGGGTGGTACAGATGTTGCAATTAC